AAATGGCTTGATGATAATAAAGGTTCTGAATCAAGGTCTTGTTTTTTAAGATCTATAGTCTCTGAAAAAATGGAGCAGGCTGCATAAAAATGGATATAAAAGAAGAATTACTCGGCTTGCCAAAGGCATGGGGTTATGTTGCAGTCAAAAATAAAAAACCATATCAAAATGATTGGCAGAATAATCCACTTACACGCTCACAACTTTTTAAAGAAATATCAGCCAAAAAATCCACAGGTATAGGTGTTTGCTGCGGTACTCCCTCTGGTGGCCTTCTCTTCTTAGACCATGACGGGCCTTCAGCAGCAAAAATATTAGGTGAATGGGGTTTTTCTTTATCCTCTTTACCACCCTCTTGGATGGTCACATCAGGTCGGGTTGGTAGATTTCAAATAATTTACCAAGTGCCAGAAAAATATTGGTCAAAAATTAAAACTCGCAAATTTCAAACAGGGGTTAAAGATGAAGATGGATCTGTTGAACAGATAGAACTACGCTGGGATGGCACACAATCTATAGTTTCTGGAAAACATCCAATAACAGATGGTTACAGGTGGATGGATGGCAGATCACCAAGAGATATTAAAGAAATAGCTGAAGCTCCTCTTGCCATAATCGAAAAGATGATGGAGCAGAAAAAAAAGAAAACAAAAACACCACAAATTCAAACATATAATTCAGATTCAGATAAAGCACGTTCATTACTTCAATCCATAAATCCATCACGCTTAGATGATTATGATTCATGGTTAAAAATAGGCATGGCTGCTCATTCTGTTGGCGATGATTCTCTTCTTCAAGAATGGGAAACCCTATCACAAAAAAACAGTAAATATCAATCTGGTGAATGTGAAAAGAAATGGGCTTCCTTTAAATCATCTGGAGTATCATTAGGCACTCTGCAAAAGTTTGCTTCAGAGGATGGTTGGACTCCACCACCACGCAATTTTCCAACCTCAATAAAACCACAGGAAAAATCTACAATAATTCCAACAAAACTTGAACAGCTTACATCACAGGAATTAATAAATTTTTTACGCAATCTTAAACAGCAAATAAGATTTAACATCTTTTCTCACTCCATAGAAATGGATGGCAAAGTTTTAAAAAATATTGAGCTTTTTTACTTAACACTTGCTGAACTTGGTTATAAAGTCCCAAAAGAAATGGCTGTGGATTGCCTTCTTAAAGTAGCCCATGAGAATGAATATGACCCTGTAAAACTTTATCTTGATCATTGCTATAACGAAATAAAACCAGAAATGTATGGAATTGAAAGAATGGCCTCCACATATCTAAGACCAGAGGATCAAAACTTACCAGAGCCGACTATATACGACACCATGCTAAAACTAACCCTCATCAACGCAGTAAGAAGAGCATATATGCCTGGTTGTAAACATGACACCGCAACAGTATTACAAGGGCCACAGGGAATAAAAAAATCTTCTTTCTGGCAAGTACTGTTCGGCCCTTTCTTTTCAGATGCCCTCGGTGATATTTCTTCCAAAGATGATCTTTTAGTGCTTCATCGTTCATGGGGTATGGAGTGGTCAGAAATTGACGGAGTAACTAGCCGTAAACACGCTGGGGTTATAAAAGCATTTTTATCTAGATCGACCGACCTTCTTAGAGTTCCTTATGGTAAAGCAGTTGAAGAATGGCCTAGAAGAGGAATTATTGTCGGATCAACAAACAAAGAATCAGGGGTGCTGATTGATGACACAGGCAATCGTAGGTTTCATATAATACAATGCACGACAAAATCAATTGATCTTGATGCTCTACAACTTGAAAGAGATTCGTTATGGTCAGCTGCCGTACATCTTTTCAAAAATAAAGAACAGCATTTTTTATCTACAGAACAGGAAAATCAAATTGAAAAAGAAAACTTAAAATATATGGTCGATAGCCCTTGGCAATCTGTAATCGTCAATTATCTAAACGATCCAGCTAATGCTGTCAAAGATATAACCATAGAACTTTTATTAACTGAAGCAATAGAAAAACCAATATCGAATCAAACAAAATCTGACACAATGACTGTCTCATCCATTCTCAAATCCTTACATTATGAACGTAAAAGAAAAAGATTGGAGGGAACACCTAAATGGGTTTGGTTCTTACCTGTTCTCTCCCCTGTTCCCACTACTGGGAACGGCTAAAACCTCTGCTATCACTATCTTATATATATATGTTCTCTATGTTCTCTATGTTTTATATATAAATATAATAATAGGTATATTAGGGGTATATATAGGGTTAGGTAAGTCTTAAGCATTTCTGGGAACACATGGGAACGTGGGAACACCTATTAGTCTCAATTGAGTCTCATTTTGTTTATTTTTTAATACTGAACTACTATGGCAACATGACTTCAATAAACGATTTACAAAACGATCCTAAAAATGCTCGTAAGCGTACAGATCGTTCTTCTAAACTTATAAAACAAAGTCTGGAACAATATGGTGCCGCAAGATCAATAGTTATTGATGAAAATAATCGCATACTTGCAGGGAATGGAACAATTGCAGGGGCAAAAGCCGCAGGGATTAAAAACTTAAAAATAGTAGAAGCAAATGGCGATGAAATAATTGCTGTAAAAAGATCAAATCTTACAGAAGATCAAAAAGTAGGTTTAGCAATAGCAGATAACAGAACTGGTGACTTGTCAGAGTGGGATATAGATATGCTTGAACAACTATCAAAAGAGCATGATTTAAATGATTTCTTTGATAAAAAAGAACTTGATGACATACTTTCCAAAAAAGAGGTATTACCCACTGAAGGTTTAACAGATCCTGATGACGTTCCAGAAGTACCTGAAGAACCTATAACTAAAGAAGGTGATTTATATATTCTTGGTAATCACAGACTTTTATGCGGTGACTCTACAAATATTCAACACGTTGAAAAATTAATGGATGGCAACAAGGCTGATATGGTTTTTACTGATCCGCCTTACAATATTAATTTTTCTGGGACTATGAGTAAGACTTCCAAAGATGGTAAACTAATCCCTCATAAAACTATGAATACTAAATATAATTCAATCCATAATGATAAAAAATCTTTTACAGAATTTAAAGAGTTTATTTCTCAAATATTAAATATTATTAGTTTGAAATGTAAAGGAGCTTATTACATTACTTTTAATAGTGCAAATCTCCACGAGTTACTTAATCCTATTGCTCTTTCAATAGGTTATAAATCAATTATTATTTGGATGAAAAACCAATCACCAATGGGCGGTGGGGCATATCGTAGAAGATATGAACCTATTGTTTACGGAAATTTTTCAAAGAATTTTTATGGTGTTCCTTATTCTGAAGATGATATATGGCAATTTGATAGAACAAATAAAAATGATTTACACCCAACAATGAAACCTGTGAATTTGATAATTAACGCATTAAAGCATGGTTGTATTAATAATGAAATTGTACTTGACCTTTTTGGTGGTTCTGGTTCAACTTTAATTGCTGCTGAACGTCTTAAAAGACAAGCATATTTAATGGAATTAGATCCAAAATACTGTGATGTAATAGTTAAAAGATGGGAGGATTTTACAGGTAACAAAGCAAAACGTGTATTATCTAGTTAATGGCAAAAAAAGGAACTAAAGCTGAAACTGTAATAAGATCACAAAAGTTTGCTCGTATTATTGCAAATGGTGGTCGTAGATCCGACTGTGTTCGCTATGCCTCCGAGAACTGGGGGGTTGGAGAAAGAACTGTAGATAAGTATTTAAACATTGCTAGAGCAGAGTTGAAGAGGGATTGGGATATGGAGCGACCTCAAATGGTGGCGGATCTTTTAGCTCAATGCAGTACCTTACAGATGGAAGCGAGAAGGGCTGGTCATTATCACATTGCTTTAGGTGCGATCAATACAGCAGCTAAACTTGCACAAATTGTTTCGTGAGTATTTTAGATACAGCAAAAGCTGGAAATGTTTTATATGAAGTTGGTGCATACAATCTTCCAACTACACAACAAACAGTAAATAGGATTTATGAAGATTTACTTCCTCATCAAGAGAAGTTTTGTAGAGATATTGATCATAGAAAACTTGCCTTAGTTTGTGGTTTTGGTGCTGGTAAAACTTACGCTCTTTGTTCAAAAGCTGTAATGCTTGCTTGTATGAATATCGGTCATGTATCTGCTGTTTTTCAACCTACGGCTCCCATGCTTAGGGACATTTTAATTCGCACATTTAACGAACTATTAGACCAATGGCAAATACCTTACACCTTTAGAGCTTCACCGCTTCCTGAGTATCAACTCTCTTGGGAGGAGGGGACACATACTATCTTGTTAAGGACGATGCTTACATATCAAAGATTAAGAGGGCAAAACCTCTGTGCGGTTGGATTTGATGAGGCAGACACTATTCCAAAACGAGATGCAGAATCCGCTATGAATATGGCACTTGCAAGACTTAGATCAGGTAATGTTCAACAGTTTTATGCAACAACAACTCCAGAAGGTCATGGCTGGGCATTTGAAACATTTGAAAAAAATAAGAAATCTGATACTGCATTGATACAAGCAAAAACGGCTGACAATCCTTATCTTCCAGATACGTTTATTCCATCTCTTGAAGAGAATTATCCACCGCAGTTAATAAAAGCCTACTTGCTTGGCCAATGGGTCAACCTCACAAGCGGCCAAGTTTATAATAGATTCTCCAGAGAAGATCATGTTATAGATAAAATCCCATTTGATACAAAGATGG